GTCTAGTGCTGCTAACCCAACACTAGTAGCTGGTTCTGCTAACATTGAGATTAACGGCACTGTACTGGCAGTTGATCAAGAATCAGTGACACAGATTGCTAGTAACATTAACACACTTGCTATTCAAGGCGTTACAGCAGCAAACGTTGACGGTTACTTAGAAATTTACAGCGACGGCACTGCTAGCGGCGCAGACGACAGTACACTAGCTGGTCCTGTAATACTCGGCGGTGATACCACTAAGCTTACACAGATGGGCCTAACTGCTGGTACTTATTACCCACCAGCACTTCAAGTTTCAAGACACGTATCTGTTCCTGAGTTTAAGTCCACAGACACATACTCACGTCCAACTGGTAGTGTATGGCTAAAGACTTCTACGCCAAATACAGGTATGAATGTTTCCTTAAAGTTCTGGAACAGTTCTACACTAATATGGGACAAGCAAGAAACACTAGCATACAATAATAACGCAGAAATTATTAAAGCACTTGATCCTACAGGCGGCGGTGCAAACATTGCTGTTGGCGTAAACTATGCTAAAGTAAATGTTGATGCTGCGTCCCCAGCAGTGGCAAACTTTAAGATTTATCAGAGAGTTGTTTCCGGCGCTACTGTTATTACTACAGATGCTATTAGCACTACTAGCCCAGGCGCAGGTACTTTTGGCTTTACTATGACTGCTACAGTTAAGAACAGCGAAACTTACCAAACACCTGCTAGCATTAGTGTTACTACTACTGGTAGTAAGAGCGCAGACGCTGACGCTATTGCTAACGCTATTAACGCAGCAAACATTACTAGCGTAAGTGCTGAAGTAACTGATCTATTCCAGATTAAGATTACACACGCATTAGGCGGAGAAATTAAGTTTGTTGATACTGATGGTATGCTAACAACAATTGGCTTCTTACCATACGATGCTACTAACCCAGTAAGCATGGCAAACCTTGACTATGTAGACGGTACTAACGCTTCTACAAGCCCTAAGCAGTTCCAAGCTACTAACTGGCGCTCACTAACATACACTGCGTCTGTTGATGCTCCAAACGCTATAGCAGCGCAAGGACAGAAATGGTTTAGCAATGTTATTGACGAAGTTGACATCATGTACCACGACGGTGCTGACTGGAGAGGTTACGGTAACGTGTTTACTAACACTGATCCAAATGGTCCGCAAGTAAGATTCTCCATGCCTGAAACACAGAGCGATGGTAGCGCACTTGTAGACGGTGACATTTGGGTTAGCACAGCAGACCTTGATAACTATCCACTAATATATGTTTACGACAGTACAATTCCTGGACCACTTGACGCTAAGTGGGGCAGCCCAAGAGATATTACTGATCAAAGCACTGAAGACGGCGTACTATTCGACGATGCTCGTTACGGTACTTCCGGTGGTACAGCCACAGTTGCTCCTAGCGGCACTATTAAAGAACTGCTTGCGTCCGACTTCCTAGACCCAGATGCTCCGGATCCAGCACTATACCCTAAGGGAATGCTACTATGGAACCTACGCCGTAGCGGTTACAACGTTAGACGTTTTGAGATGAACTACATTGATCTCAACGACGACAACGATCGCTACAACAGCGAAGACATGGAAGATTACTACCCACACCGTTGGGTTACTGACAGCGCTAACAAAGAAAACGGCGCTGGCAACTTCGGTCGCTTCGCACAGCGTAAAGTAATTGTTACTGCTCTACAAGCTGCTGTTAACAATAACGATGCTATTAGAGATAACGAAAGCTTAGACTTTAACCTCTTAGCAGCGCCTGGTTACACAGAACTAAACAACGAGCTTATTACTTTAAACTTTGACAGAGACTTAACAGCATTTATTGTTGCTGATACTCCGTTTAGACTACAACCAGATACACCTTCACTACAAGGTTACGCACTTAACAGTGCTAACTCACCGCAAGACGATGAGTTCGGTATTGTAAGCAGAGACGAATACATGGGTGTTTACTACCCAAGTGGATTCTCCAGTGATAACTTTGGCAACGACGTTGTTGTACCACCAAGCCACATGATGCTACGTACTATCGCACTTAGCGACCAAGTATCGTTCCCATGGTTTGCGCCAGCTGGCACACGTAGAGGCGGTATTAGTAATGCTTCGTCTACAGGTTACATCAACAACGAAGGTGAATTTGTTGCTACAACGCTTAACAATGGTCAAAGAGACACACTATACGAAAACGCAATTAATCCAATTACGTTTATTAGTGGCTCTGGACTAGTTGCGTTCGGACAGAAGACACGTTCAAGAAATGCTAGTGCGTTAGATCGTATTAACGTTGCTAGACTAGTAATTTACATGAGAAAGCAATTAAAGAAACTATCTAAGCCATACCTATTTGAGCCAAACGATAAGATCACAAGAGACGAGATTAAAGCGGCTACTGAGAGCTTATTGCTAGAACTAGTAGGTAACAGAGCACTTTACGACTTCCTAGTTGTGTGTGACGAAACTAACAACACACCATCTAGAATTGATCGTAACGAGCTATACATTGATATTGCGATTGAACCAGTTAAGGCAATTGAATTTATTTACATTCCATTGCGCATTAAGAACACTGGTGAGATAGCAAATCTATAAAACGGCTAAATATAGTTATAATGAGGAGCAATTAATATGCCAGTAGGTACACTTAGTAAAATGACAGTGCCGCTTTCGAACAATCAAAGCGCAAACAACCAGGCACTGTTAATGCCGAAGTTACAGTACCGATTCCGAGTTTCATTTATTAACTTCGGGATCAGTACTCCTACTACTGAACTTACAAAGCAGGTTATTGACGTAACCCGCCCAACCGTGAGCTTTGAGCAAATTACACTTGACACTTACAACAGTAAAGTGTATCTAGCTGGTAAGCACGAATGGCAAAACATTAGCATCAACTTACGTGAAGATGTTAATAACAACGTTCAGTTACTAGTAGGCGAACAGCTTCAGAAGCAGTTCGACTTTTACGAGCAAGCAAGTGCTGCGTCCGGCTTAGATTACAAGTTTGCCGCTAAGATCGAAATACTCGATGGTGGCAACGGTATTCATGAGCCAACAGTACTTGAGACGTTTGACTTGGTTGGCTGTTATCTAAACAGCGCTAACTATAACCAGCTAAGCTATTCAACATCTGATGCGATGACAATTAGCTTAGACATACGTTACGACAACGCTGTTCAGTCACCGCAAGGCGCAGGCGTTGGTGCTGCTGTAGAAAGAACAACCGGTACACTAAGTACTGGTGTCGGCACAAACTAACAGTAATTAACTTTTTAATAGAAGGGGGTTTTATACCCCCTTTTTTTATGGATAAATATTTATATGGGATATAAGTTTTCACCTTACTTAAAAACTAACGATAGTTACTACGGACCTAAAGGCAATTTGTCTGCGTATGAGCATGGCAATCGACTGTTTGTAGATAACAACATGGAACTAGCACCTAAGGTTGCTTTTCTATACCATGTTAACTTTGTATTGAATCCAGCAGCTAAGTCATTCCTGCCGGGATTTATGTCAGCAAGTGGTCTTGGGTTAAATGAAATTGGGTTGTTAGCAAAAACTGCTTCTCTACCTAAGTTTACTCCGCAGGTAGAAACACTGAATAGATACAATCAAAAGAAAAATATACAAACAAAGATTGCTTATGATCCAGTAATGATATCATTACACGATGATAAAAAGAGTCTTACAACAGGCTTGCTACAAGCATATTATAAGTATTACTTTGTTGACGGTAACTACAAAACACGTCCGAGTGGATATAATCCAGACAATACGTATACATCGGGCCTAGCACGATACGGTCTTGATTCGAAGATACAGTCTAAGCATTTCTTTAGAGAGATACACATTAGTCAAATGTCAAGAGGGTTGTATACTCGTTATACTCTAGTAAATCCTTTGTTAACTAAGTTTGATCACGATGATCTTGATTATGCCGATGGCAGCAAAGCTCTTGCTAACAATATTACAATTCATTATGAATCAGTGTATGTTGAAACAGGCAGTGTAAATGAAAATCAAGGTAGTCCAGATGGGTTTGCTCAAGTACACTACGATCATCAGCCTAGCAGCCTAAGCCATACACAGATTGAAAAAGACTTTCAAAGTGTTGATTCGGGCAACCAGTTTGATCTAGACGATAGTCGTCAGAAGCAAAGACAGTTTGAAAATAACTTCTTTACTAAGCAGTTACAATCTCAGCAACGTCAACAACAAAGTAATGTTACATTTAACTCTCTGCGTCGTAATGGTTTTAACAGTACAGAGTTTAAAAACAAACAACCTTCGACTATAGGCGGTTTAGATGACTTGGTATTCCCAAAACAAGACTCGCAACAAAACGAAACAATCAATCTTACGAATAAAACTAAACAAATCGTTTCTTTATCTAAAAATGAACTTAGACAAAACCCAGCAGCGCTCGAAAGTGCTCGTAAAACATTACATAGACAAAACTATCAAGCAGCAGGCGGCACAGGCGGCCTGGCTGATGCGGATGCTGATTTCGAAGCACAGAAAACTAATTCTGTGTTTTTAAATAGCTTAGATACTCAATTAGGATTATAAATGACTATTAACAGTAGCTTACCAGTAGATAATAAAAAATCTTCTCGTTCGAATGACAGAACAGTAAATCAATTCTTTAATACTTACTTTTCAAAAAAATTAGAGTTTGCTTCTAATGAAGTAATAGCAGTGCGTGGATTTTTTGAAAGAAAAGGTTTTAGTAAAACTGCTGCTGATGCTATTAGTATTGTATTACTACAGCAGGCAAAAATCGACGGCGTAAAAGTATTTGAACTTATTGATACTATGAAGAAGTATGAAACTAACCAACTTTCAGAACTTGTAACTGAAATACTAAATCATAACAGACTTAATACAAGTGTACTTGGCATTAAGAAAGAAAATACTCAAACTACAATCGAAAACAGAAACATACACATTTAATGGCTAACAAGTGGGCAAAAGGTAAATTCATACCAAAAAATCCTAACAAGTATATGGGCAACAAAGCACCAACTTACCGCAGTAGTTGGGAGTTTGTGTTTATGAAGTTCTGTGATGAGAACGCACACATTACAGAATGGGCAAGTGAGCCTATGCGTATACCTTACATGAATCCCGTTAAACAGTGTAAATCAACTTATATGCCCGACTTTCTAATTGCTTACAAAGATAAGTCGGGTCAGCGTATAGTAGAACTAATAGAAATTAAACCTAAAAAACAAATACTAAGCGAAGCAAGAACACAACGTGATAAGATTCAAGGTGTAATAAATCAAGCAAAGTGGCAAGCAGCCGAGGCGTTCTGTGCGCAAAAAGGTATTAGGTTTAGAGTAGTAACCGAGGATGATATTTTCCACCAGGGTACACGACGCAAATAAATAGTAGTATATTATAGGAACTACTATGACCAAAAAACTTGAATCATTATTTGAATTACCTGAGAATCAAGAAGTAATTGAAGAAGAAAAAGAAAGTCAAACCAAAGAAGCTCACGACGAGCAGTATAAGAAGAAACTAGTCAGAGTTGAAGAAACTGAAGACATTTCTGCGCAAGTAGATAAAATCTCAAGTGCGTTACCTAGAGTATCAGGTCTTGGCGCTAAAGCAGATCAAGAGCTAGACGACATAGCAGACAAGGCTATGAGCAGCTACGAAGATCTTATGGATCTTGGTATGAACGCAGAGCTACGTTACAGCGGACGTATCTTCGAAGTAGCAGGCGGGTTATTAAAAACAAGTCTCGATGCCAAGGTAGCTAAAATGGACAAGAAGCTTAAAATGCTAGATGCTCAGCTTAAAAAACAAAAGCTCGATCAAGGCAACGTTGAATCAAGCGATACTATTAACGGAGATGACCTAGTCATTGATCGTAATGCGCTGCTTGGCAAACTTAAAGATATAGATAAATAGTTTATAGGAGCCTACGATGAGAAACTTTTCTGATTTTTTAACAGAGTCTACTAAGACTTATAAATTTATTGTACGTGTAGCAGGAGAGCTACCTGAAGGATTTAAAGACAGCCTTGAGCGTAGCTTAGATAAGTTTAAGCTACTAAATCTGTCTGCTGGTAAAACTACACCAATCCAAGCAAAGCCTTTGGATTTCCCTCAGCTAACCAACTGCGAAGTACATCATTTCGAAGCTGAAGTACAATACCCAACGACACCGCATGTGCTTGAGCGATACTTGGTTGATTGTTGTAGTGTTAGCCACAGTTACATTATTGTACGTGGCGAAGGCGATCCAATTGAAGAACAACAAACTGAAGAATCAGATGACGATGCTCCGTACGAAGCTATTCTTACACAAGAAGACATGGGCGGCGAAAGCGCACAAGAATCCGTAGGCGAAAACCGTGTAATGGATCTTCTTAAAGAACTCGAAGCAGCACGCTCTGAACGTGATATTGAATACAACGCACCGCAAGGTGATTCTAAAGATATTACAGCTAAAGAAAACGACAAACCTGTAGTTGGAGGTTAATATGTCCAGTATGCGTCAGTACTTAGATATTCTTAATGAAGTAGACGAAGATGAAACATCAAAGCCTACTAGAATTTATGTAACTTCGAACATCGATAACAAGTATCTTGGATTGATAGCAAAAAATCCAAACGAATACAACACACAAGAAGCAAAACAGGTTCATGAAAACGCTTTAGAAGTACTAACAAAATACGCACAATATATTAGCGGTGGTGAGTCAACTGTAAATGAACTAAGTGACAAAACATTTAGATTCAACGGTTTATTAGTTGACGAACTCGAAGCAGCTAAAAGACGAGCAGAAGCACGCAAAGATGATCCGGCAGCAGCAGAGCTACAAGAGACTGTTTACGGATATGTTCATTATGCTACTACTGCTAATCAGTGGAACGGTGAACCGCCAGTAAAGTCTGAAGAAATTGACGAGTTACTAACTGTAATGTTTGGCGAAAAATATTACTTTATGTCTAAAGAAGATATTGCTACTAGGCTCGAGCAAGAAAAGAGTATGTTTAAATCTATTGAACTTACTAACGCACCTATGAACGATGATATGCAAGTTCAGAAAGAAATAGTAGATCGCCTTGATGCTATTGTTAGTGATGATAACCGACGACTAGTATGGAGTAATGTCGGCCAAGATTTAGATACAGACTTAGGCGACGACGATTCTGATCTAGAAACAGGAACAAGTGACGCTGTATCTCCAGGACGCCCGACTACAGATGATGGCACACCGAATGACGCAGGTGAAGAACCAGACGATACAACTGATCAATCAGGATTTGACAGCGGAGTACCGACTACGGGTTCAGGAGGACGTGGCGGATCAGGACCGACAGGCGATGCTGATGATTTTGACGACGGGGTTCCGACTACAGGTTCAGGCGGACGTGGATCTAGAGGAGATCAAACTGAACCGTATCAGCCTGATGTAGATGTAGATGCTGATCAAGATTTTGATGGCGGCGTTGAAGACTTTGGACCAGGAACCGGCGGCTCCGGTCGAGGCGACGGTAGCAGCGAAGCAGATCGTCGTAACAACGACAGTAAGCCAACCCCGTATCAGCAAGACTATAATGTAGACGCTGATCAAGACTTTGATGGCGACGTTGAAGACTTTGGACCAGGAACTGGCGGATCAGGACCAACAGGTGACACAGACGGCTTCAACAATGGCGTTCCAACTACAGGTTCAGGAGGACGTGGCGGATCAGGACCAACAGGTGACACAGACGGCTTCAACAATGGCGTTCCAACTACAGGTTCAGGAGGACGTGGCGGATCAGGACCAACAGGTGACACAGACGGCTTCAACAA